AATGCGGCAAAATGTATGCCGGACACATCTTGTACCGATTGTACATGGTGTTCAGCTGGTCAACAGTTCCGTTTCGTCCGTCACGAACATTGAGCCAGTGGGTATGCGTGTAGAGGTGGCTGATGTTCAATCCATACTGTTTCAGAAGGGCTGCGGCAAGTTTCGCTGCATTGTCCTCCGACTTCTTATCCGTAGAATTATACGCAGAGGACATAATGCACTCGATAGCAATGGTTCTTCTGTTGCCGTTTCCAGAACCGTCAGCGGCGTGCCAGCCGCTCAGGCTGTGGGGCAGATTCTGCCATGCACACACGTTATCCACATAGTAATGAACTCGCACGTCCTTCATGTTGTTATTGACGGTTGCTCTTGTGTACTGTTCCGCAGGGGTCGTTCCGCTTGCTACGGTGATCCAATCTGTGTTGTGGACAGTCACACCAATGATTTTTCCTGCCATGGAAACAGAAGGCATATCAATGTGGTTGGGATTATGTTTTGTGAGTAAATACTCGTTGATTCTCACTCCATTCAGAGTAGTTGATGTATCAGGTCTTAAAATCGCCATATTACTTATCCTCCTTGTCGGTGGTTTCTTCGGTTCTGCCGATTTTCGTTTGCAGAACATCAATTGCTTTTTTGATTGCAGGCGGATATGGGATCCCCATTAAACTTGTATTTTCCACAATGGAAAGCAGTTCGTTTAGGCAAAAGCTGATGCAGACAGCGTCCCGGATGTAGTTGGTATTCAGCAGAATATCCATCCGAACTGCAACGACGATCAGCATTAAAGTGCAGACCTTTTTCGCCAAACCGAACCAGCCGGCTTTGGAAGAAAGTCCGCCGCTTTCCGTGTGTTTGGACTTTTTCATCATGGCGGTGATGATGCCGGTGAAAAAGTCAATTGCCATAAAGACGACCAGTGTCACCAAAGCGGAGTCCCAGCCGCCAAAAATGGCAGTAAAAAAGCCACCGACCAAGCCGACAGCCACGCAAATGGTATCTTTCATCATGTTTTAACCCTCCAGTACTTTCAGGAATCGGATTTTCGGATGAGAATTGTTGCTTCTGCCCACCCAGGCAAGGTAATATTCGCCGTCAGAAATGCTGGTGCATTCTGTGATGGTGGTGATAAAGGTGTCCGACTGCAGCCATTGGAAATCCAGAGAAACCGCACGATTTGCATCGATTTCTGTATTCACATACACACCAATAGGAATGTCGATCTTCTGCGGTTTCTGCACCAGATACAGCCTTCCGGATTCGCTGGAACCTGACTGATAGGACACCACGATTTCAGCGTTTTTCGTCAAGGACAGAGACTTTGTACAAACGGTCAAGACCGACTTATCCCAGTTAAAACACGTTTGCGAGTAGGACAGCACAAAATCATTTTCTGCACTGCAAAACTGCGGATAAGCAGTCAGGAAATCCGCCATTGTCTGATACCTGCCGTCCAGAATCATACTGAGATTTGAGGCATAGGTCGAAATGGCATTCTGCCCGGACTGAAACAGGACGGTGTAATTTCTGCCGCTTGTCAGATTATCGATTTGCTTTTGCAGGCTCTCCAAAGTACGTTCTGTCTTTTCTGAATAGACTGTAACCTTTGTGCTAAGCCCATTGATTTGTGTGCCGAAACCATCCCATTGTGCGATTTTAGCGGCAGTGATCTGATCCAATGCGGATTGATTTTCGTGGGTATGCGATTTATCTTCCAGGTGTGTGATGGAAAGTGTATGCTCCTGCAGGGTGTACGTCAGACTGTCGGACAATTCCTGCACTTTTTCATCCACATAGACCGTCTTTGCGTATGGGGTGAGGTCTACTGCCGTGCCCTCTGTCAGTGTTACAGTCGTTGTCCCATTGACATCTGTGATGGTGATGGTCACCGCACTGCCGTCTTTCGCCACAGCAGCAATGGGGGAAAAGCCGTCTTTACCGGCTACGCCAGCATCGCCCTTTTCACCACGCTCACCAGTATCACCTTTTTCGCCTTTCAAGGATAAAAGCCATTTTTCCTCGGAGTCTTCGTAGCCATGCTCCACTGCAATTGCATATGCTGATTTTCCATCTGCACCATCTTGACCGGGATTTCCTTTGGCTCCTGTATTGCCTTTTTCACCTTTATCGCCTTTCAAGGAAGAGAGCCAATCTGATTCAGAGCCTTGATAACCCTGTTCTACTGCAATTTGATATGCAGATTTACCGTCTGTACCTTTTTCTCCGTTTGCACCATGATGAAGCGTTGCAGAAGTTTCACCATCGGCATCGACAATGGTAATTACAACACCAGACTTCATTTGCTCCGCTTTCACTTTTGGAGAAAATCCATCTTTTCCATTTTGAAGTCCAGCAGCCTTTTCGTCCAGTTTTTTCAAAAGCTGTGTATATAAATCCAGAGTCGGCGGAATTGGCGTATCCCCATCTGCGACAAAACCGGACGGTCGAATGTGAAGTGTGACGGGTACTGTTGTTGCACGCAGTGTAGTATCGCTTTCTGCATCGTAGCCGAACAAACTCATCTTCACTGTACCGGGATGCAGTTCGGCAGGCAGCAAACAGGTTGTTCCATCTATGCCAAGCACCAAGTTGTATGTTTCTTCGCACTGCGTGAACTGCACCACCTTGTGCAGCGTTTTCCAAGCCCCATCGAACATGAACTTTACCGAAACAAATGCGATTTGGTCAGAGGCAATGACCTCTCGCTCCAGTGCTTCGATTTTTTGCTGTTTCACTAAAAATTTCATCATCCGTTTTTCACCTCGTTCCACACATTATTTTCAGGATCATATTCCAAATAGCCGTCTGTACACTGGATTTTTTGCAGATAGTCGTTGTAATAATGCTTTCCGGAGGACATCCAGTTGGTCGGTTTGGTGATGGCGTTCCACTGAGCGATCGTTCCTTCATATGTGATGACTTTTAGGCTCTCGCAATACGTCAGCATATTTTGTCCGAACGTCTTGCAATTTGCTGAAATCGTAAGATTGGACAATGCTGTACATCTTGTAAACGCAAAAGCACCAATGGAATCACACGCAACACGAGCAGTCTTCAGCTTTGCACAGCCGCTGAAAACATACTTTCCCCATGTTTTCACGCTGGCAGGCACCGTGACTTCTGCAATGGCAGTGTGCTGAAATGCAAACGACTGAATTGCAGTAACCGCCTGCGGAATGGTAACAGAAGTCAGACCGGCGGTATAGCCGATTGCAGCATCTTCCTGTGCAAAAGCAGAGTCCCCAATGCTGGTCAGTGTAGCCGGCAGAGATACCGTTTTCGCATTGGCACAATGATAGAACAGACGATCGCCCAAACCAGTAATACCATTACTGAGCACGATTTCCTTGATCTGGTCGTTTTGATAGAACACAGAATCATGAGAAGTATAGTCATATGTTGCACCTGTGCCACGCAGCAGCAGTTTGCCGTTGTCATAGAGAACATAGTAGATGTTTTCACCGCATTGTCCGGTTGCTAGGATTTCGCCTGCGGTCAAATCATCTACCTTGGTTTGCAGTTCGGAAATCTGGCTGTTCATTGCATCCAGCCGCTTTTGCAGTTCGTCCAGTGTGGCATTTGTCTTTGCCATTTCGGCAAGCATCTCCGTCACTCTGCACTTGCCAAGGATGCACTTGCAGTAACCGCATTTGCTCTCATCTGCACGGCAGTCTGTCAGATCGGAATCCAGAATACTTGTCATTCCGGCACGCAGTCTTACAACTGCTAAAGTCAGATAAGTCATCACATTGTTGTTGGTAAAGGCGGGAATGGTTGGACTGGTAGCTGCTGTACCTGCCAGAACACAAATCCCACAGGTACGAGTGGACAAATCACAAAACAGTCCAATGACCACATAGCGATCCAGCGATTCATCTACATAAGAGGAAAGATCAACTGTATGCAAGGTGTTGCTGATCAGGTAATGCCCATTGATCCACGCCTTGCCCGTGCCGAATGTAATGGATAAATTTTTGACCGTTGGTGCAAAACACTGCCGGTAAGTATCCAGAATTCCATTGCAAATCAGGCTGGACAGATATGCCGTGAAATCCTCTGCGGTATACACCCGGTCAAGGTTTTGTGCGTTAAAAAATCCATAGGAAAATGCCATATGCTCACTCCATTTCTTTAAATGTCGGTGTCAGACTTCTGCCGTTCTGGTCGAAACTCTCCACCATGCCGATCAGCTGAATTCGAGGCTGAATCAAGCCAAATCTTCTCTGCTCCACAGTTACATAGTCGCCCACAAAGTAATCCTTGTTGTACTGATACTGGGTGGAAAAAGCAGCGATGGCAGATTCTGATGCCGTTTTTGGCTGCACCAGATGCTCCGCACCGCTGCTTTTCAAAATTTCTAAATATTCCGCATCGGTCACATCTTCTTCCTGTGCCGTGTTTCGCTCGTCTACATACACCTCATAGCGGTCAAGGTAGGTCGGCTCTGCACCAGAACAGAATGTCGTGCGTTTTCTGGCACTGCCCTCGCCACAGCCCAGCACATAGGCGAAGTTTTTCTGCACGGCATCGTCTGCTGCATAGGAAAACGACAGCAGATTGTTGTACGCATCGGAAAATACGATGTGGGGATTGTCGTCCTGCAAAAGACTGCGGTCCGTTCCGGAAAACAGCTCGCATTTCAGAGCATTTCCATCCAGCCGCACATTTGCCGAACCGCCGATGGTTTCACAAAGGCTGTACAGCCATTCTAAGATGTTATCATAGCTGACCTGCATTCGTGCGGTTTTCTGCCAGCAGTCGCCGGATACTGTTCCCATGGAAAAACCGGGCAGATTGCGGATTCCGGCAGAAATCACATTGCGGGACAGCACCTTGCGGACAATGTCCTCATAGCTGCCGTTTGCAGTGATGGTGGGATAGATGATTCTTCGTTCCAGCAGGCTGGCAAGAAACCGTCCGGTGACCGTCAGGTAATCGCCCTTTTCAGTATCGGTCTTCAATTGCAGAGATTCAATGATGCCAAAATGCTGGGCATCATCACTCCTTGCCACAATTCTGCCACGCTGAAAGATGGATACATTCTGGGGACTGGCAGCGATATACACCTCGAAACAGCCGCATTGGTAAAATTCAATATCCCACAGAAGCGAAGAATAACTGTCGCAGATGGCTTCCAGTGACACAGAAATCTGGTCTTTCATAGCCATCAAGCTGTAAATTTCCAACTGCATTTCTCACACTCCCAGATAGGAATTGCGGTGCATCAAGGTCACACGCAGCTTTTTCACCCCACGGACTGCCTCAACCCGAAAGATATTCGTGCCTTCCTTCAAGGTCAGCCAAGTAGAGCCGGAAACCAGCCGGTTCAGGATGTTGCTGTCCACACCATTGCGTGTCAGCGTAACGGTCTTGTTTCCGGTTTTCGTGGTAACCGTAATGACATCGCCGGTCAGAATATCGCCTTTGATTTGCAGATACTCGCCGTTTTCGTTGTAGATGGTCGGTGTCACGGCAATCACTTCCTGCGGAATGTCGCTGGGCAGTGCCTCGATTCGCAGCGTGAATCCAGTTTCATCGCCATCATTGGTGATAGAGAACAGATTACTGTTGGAGTACACACCCAAAGGAAACGGAGCATCGCTCTCCGGAAAGGGAAAGTGAAATGTTCCGATCACGCCGCTGTAATAGGCATAGAAAATATCCCGGCTGTACCAGTAAATGTCCGGACAGAGAATGGAGATCTGACCGCTGATCTGCTGCTCGAAATTTGACACCTCGCAGGTTTCTACATACCCCTCGGCATAAACATCGATGTTCGCCGTTTTGTACCAGATCTTGATGTATCGGGACGGCTTGACCACATGATACAGCTGATGCCGCCGTTTCTCGATGCCAATGCCACGCATGGCAAAGGAAATGACTACGTTTCGCTTTTCGATGAAGGCATTGTTGAGGTAGCTGCCGTTCATGCCCGCGTAAGAAGAAGTGGAAATCGTTCCGGCAGGTGGATTCAGACCTTCGATTTTGGAGGTCATGTATTGGTTGGCGGTCGTTGACAGGTTCAGCTGTTCGCCGGATTGGTTTTCTAAAATCAGGGTATAAAACATGAGATGCACCCCTTTACATTTTGTGTTTAATGATGTATAATAGAGACAACAGAGACGTTGGTTCTCTACGCAAAATCGGAATTTGTATAAGATCAACTTTGGAAATTTAGTATAGGGAGAAAGTAAATGGAACAACAGATAAAAGAACGGAAGAAAAAGCTTACTATAGATTTGTGGATAATCGCTCTGGTTACGATAGCAGTCTATATCGTCTATGGTGTTTTCGGAAGCAGAATAATGAGTTTTTGCAAAAACAGTGATATTTCCGTTTGGCCAAGACTTTTGACGGCTGCTGCATTGGAATTTGGAATAGCGGGTCTTGGCATTACTATTGTAGGCCTAATGCGTAAAGAATCGTTCGCAAGTTTCGGACTTCGTTGGGAAAACGCAATCAAAGCTGTGCTTTGGACGATCGTGTTTTTTCTCCCGTATATTCTTTTTATTTTCCTTTCAGGACAATTTGAGGGGTACGAACCATTGAGTATTATGGTTACCCCGGATCTTCACAAAGCAGGGATCGTAGCTACCATTATCGGAACACTGGTTATTGCGGTTGTCTGGGGCTTTTTTGAAGGCTTTAATTATGTTGTCATCTGTGAGAAAATCAACAGACGTTTCCCGGTAAAAACTAAATTCTTTGATTGGGGTGCGCTTGTGGTTTCAATTATGGGCATTCTTTTTCATCCCATGAGCTTCAGCATACAGGGTATCATTGAAATTGTAACTACCTTTATAGCCATTTATGGAATGCTTCAGGTGAGAAAAGTATACAAAAATGCATGGGGATGTGTTTTTGCTTTTCTGTTCATTTGGAATGCACTTTGACATACATCTTGTCACCTAATCTCATAATATAAACGAGTAAGACAAATTCTGATTTACCGAGAAAAAGGAGCGACTTAAATCGCTCCTTTTTAAGTATTCAGCGCGTTCCTCGTCATCCTATAAATCTCCAGCCGTGACAGCGACTTCGGACTATTATTTGTCTGATTCACTGTGCGGCTGTTGTCGTTGTTATAGTAGTTGTTGACCGTACCGCCGGAACTGCCGCCAACGACTGCACCGGAGATACCATTCAAACTATAATTCAAATCAGAATCCATGGTCAGCTGCATGGCTTTCGCCACACCGCCTACGGCTTTCTCCACATACTTCTTGCTCTTGTCGATGCCGTCTGCCAGCCCTTTCATAAAGTCCGGCATCCAACTCTCGTAGTCTGTCAGTGGTCCTTTGTCCGGAACCGAGAAGTGCAGGAAATCTCGAATGGTATCGGCAACATTGGTGACGCAGTCCGCCAGCCAGCCGATGGCACTCTGAATGCCATCAATGATTCCCTGAATGATGTCCCGTCCCCAGTTCCAAGCATCGGAAGCCAGTCCCCTGATATATCCCACAGCGGCATCGAATCCATTCTGAATGGTGGACTGGATACCACTGATCTTATCAGAAACTGCAGAACGGATGTTGTCCCAGATGCTGGACACCGTAAAAGAAATGCTCTGCATCACGTTGGAAATTGTACTCTTGATGCTGTTCCAGACAGAAGATACCACCGACCGGATGGCGTTCAGAACATTGGAAACCGCAGAACTGATCTGATTCCAGATAGAGGATACCACAGAAAAAATGGCATTCATCACACTGGAAATCGTGCCGGAGATGCTGTTCCAGATGGAAGAAACCACATTCCAGATTGCAGACAAAACAGAAGAAATGAAACCGGATACCGCATTCCAAACCGTAGTCACCACATCTTGAATTGCCGTCAAGACCGTGGAAATTGTAGTAGAAATGGCATTCCAGATGGTTTCAAAGGTCGTTCGGATGCCTTCTAAAATCGGCGTTAAAAACGCCACGATTGCATTCCAAATGGCACTGATCTTCTCCGAGATCCAGTCCATCACTCTGCCCACAATGATCTGAATGGCTTCAAAAATCGTCTGAAACAGATAGCCGAATGCCGTGACCAGCGGTTCTAAGGTGGTGTAAATGGCATTCCAAACGGTCGTAATGACGTTATAAATTGCCTGAAAAACCGTAGAAACCACGTTGTAAATGGCATTGAAAATCGTGCTGAAAAAGTTGTAGATCGCCGTAAAAATGGTGGTGAAGAAATCCCGAATCGCTGTAAATACGGTCGTTGCCACCGTCTGAATGGCAGTGACAATGGCGGTGAAGGTATTGGAAATAGACGTCCAGGTGTTGACGAAAAAGTCCCGGATTCCGATAACGATTCCCGTGAAGAAGGAAGCAATGCTATTCCATGTGTCCACGAAAAATGTTTTGATGGAAGTCCAGACTTCGTTCCAGCTTGTTCCGAACCATCCCAGCACCACATCTGCAATGCCTTTCAGGGTATTCATGATATTGCGGAACGTGTTGACAATGAAGTCCCAGATAGATGTGAAGATGCCTTTGATGCCATTCCAGCACTGTTCCCAGTCACCAGTAAACAGACCAATCAGAACATCCAGCAGCCCCAGAAGAACGCCAGTAAACTCTGAAAAGATGTTGGAGATGTTTTGAAAGACACCTTCAAAAATGGGAGCTAACAGATTGCACAGCCCGTCCCACGCTGCTTTCAGCACATCGGTGAAACTCTCAAAGTCGAATCCCAGAGCATTTAGCCGGTCAGTGATGCCCTGTGTTAATCCAGTAAAGGTGCTTTTGATCTGTTCCCAGATGGCGATGATGTTGCTTTTGAATTCGTCATTGGTTTTCCAGAGATGCACAAAGGCAGCCACCAAAGCGGCAACAGCTGCGATAATGGCAAGCAGCGGACCTAATGACACACCCAACGCTCCGGTAATGGCACCAATGCCACTTTGCACAGCCGAGAAAAGTGCAGGCAGTTTGGATACTGCGGAAAAGACTGTTCCCACGCTGGAGATGGTCTTTCCCAGTACCACCAGCATCGGACCCAGAGCAGCAGCCACCAGTGCAATTTTCGCAATGGTTTCTTTGGTCTGCGGGTCTAATTGGTTCAGCTTGTCCACCAATTCCTGAATGCGGGAAACAATAGAGCGAATGGTGGGCATCAGGATGTCAGAAAAGGAGATCGCCAGTTCTTCCAGCTGGGACTTCAAGATAGTTACTTGTCCGGCAAGGTTATCCTGCATGACTGCCGCCATTTTTTCAGTTGTGCCATTGTAACCGTCTACTGTATCCGAACAGGTGTCAATGGCATTGGACAGTTTTTCAAAATCCGCCGGAGAACCGTTGATGATCGCCAGCATACCGGACATCGCCTCTTTGCCAAACAGTGAGGCAGCCGCCTGTGCCTGTTCTGCCTCAGAAAGTCCGCCCAATTTCTGACGGAGTTGTTCCATGAGTTCTCGTAAAGAGTACATCTTGCCGGAACTATCCGTCAGAGAAATGCCGTACTGTTCCATAGCAGATGCTACCGTATCTGTTGGCTTTGCCAGATTGGTAATGGCGGAACGCAGTGCCGTACCAGCCTGTGAGGATTTGATACCGGCGTTTGCCATCAGTCCGATGGCAATGGCAGAGTCTTCAGCAGAATAGCCCAAAGAACCCAGTACCGGAGCGGCATACTTAAAAGTTTCACCCATCATGCTGACGTTGGTATTGGCATTGGAACTTGCAGCCGCCAGAATATCTGCAAAGTGTCCGCTGTCCGAAGCAGACAAACCGAAAGCGGTCAGAGCATCCGTGACAATGTCCGAAGTAGATGCCAAGTCTTCCCCGGAAGCGGCGGCAAGATTCATAATGCCTTCGATACCGCTGAGCATATCGTTGGTTTTCCATCCTGCCATCGCCATATAATTCATTGCTTCGGCAGCTTCACTCGCTGAAAATTTTGTTTTGCTGCCCATTTCACGTGCTTTTTCCCGGAGAGCATCCATCTCTGAACCGGTCGCCCCCGAAACAGCTGCCACCTTTGACATGGCGGAATCGAAATCCGCACCAGTTTTCACGGCAATGGTTCCCAGAGCCGTGACACCAGCAGTGATTGGCAGCAGCTTTTGTCCCACACCGGAAATTTTGTCCCCGGCGGACTGCAGCGTTTCTCCCAGAACGCCCATCTTTTCCAAGGCGGTGTGAGAATTGTTTGCTTCTGTAGTCAGGCGTTTCAGTTCGTTTTCGGTTTCGATGATTTCACGCTGCAAAGCATCATACTGCTGCTGGGAAATTTCGCCATTTGCAAGAGCCGTATTTGCCTGTTCTGCGGCAGTTTTCAGCACTTCCAGCTTTTCTTTGGTGGCAGATACCGCATCTGCCAGCAGCTTGTGTTTTTGAGATAGGAGTTCCGTGTTGGTGGGATCAAGCTTCAGCAGTTTCTGGACATCTTTCAACTGCGTCTGCGTACCCTTGATATCCTTGTTGACACCTTCCAGTGCTTTGGACAGCTTGGTGGTATCACCGCCGATCTCTATGGTAATGCCTTTGATGCGGTTTGCCATGTAATCACCTCAGTTCTAAAAAAATTATCAGCTTTTTTATCAGCAAATCTATTGACATTTTTGCAAAAATGACGTATACTATAAGTGGAGGTGTAGCGTATGAATATTATTGCAGCAATTCAAAATACCATTTCTATTTCGCAGTTCAATCGTGGACTTGCAGGAAAAATTTTTCAGGATGTCAAAAACAGCGGTGCAAAAGTTGTTATGAAAAACAATGCACCGGAATGTGTACTTCTTTCTCCGGATGAATATGTCAGCCTGATGGATGAAGTGAATGATGCTCGCTTGCTCACTCTGGCTGTAAAACGAATGGAAAAATGCAATCCGGAAGAAACGATTCCGGAAGAAAAAGTTATGAAAGACCTCGGAATTACAGACGATGATTTATCCGACTTTGATGAGGTAGAATTTGAATGAATTGGGAAGTAGAATATCTGCCGGAAGCCGAAAGTGATTTAAAATCGCTTGACGGAAGTCAAAGAATACTGGTCTTAAAAGCAATCAAGAAAGTGAAACAAAATCCGCTTCCTGTTTATGAAGGCGGATATGGGAAACCGCTTGGAAACAAAAACGGCAATGATCTAACTGGCTTTCTGAAAGTCAAACTGAAAAGTGCAGGTCTTAGAGTCGTATACAAAGTTGTCAAGCAAAATGATAAGATGCTGATTATTGTAATTGGTGCCAGAGCCGATGAAGAAGTATACGGCATTGCTCAAAAAAGAATACAGGAAAATGACTTGTAATCAAAACGCATCAAAATCCCTCTGATCTGCCATCACATCATAATGACACTCGTCATTCTCCCGTTCGGTGAACATATCATTCACCAGACCAATGGTCAAAAAATCCAAATCGCCCATTGACAAACCAAGCTGAACGCACCGCAACAAAAATAGTGGTGTGGTCATCGGTCGGTCAATCGGGCGATGTTTTTTTTAGATTTGACCTGCGTTTCTACGTTCAAACCCCATAGGCCGATCAGCTGCGGCAAGATCTCATAGATGCTGAATGTGTTGAACTGTTCCAGAAAGTCGTCCGGATTATCAGGAACATTCTCCGGAGCAGCGTGCTTTGCCATAATGTAAGCGATGTTCTCAAACACCTCAAGGCTTTCAATGTCCAGTACGGAAGATTTCTCTGTATTTTCCCCCACAGACTTTTGCAGTGCCGCAAAGTCCTGATAAATATCTCTGCGAAATTTCAGACGATACAGTCTGGGGACTGCCGCACTTGCCTTGAACGGCACAGCAATGCCATCAATGGTGATGTTCTTCTGAATTGCCATACTGCACCCTCCTTATGCTTTCACAGTGGTCTTGGAAGCCGTTCCGGCTGCCGGTGTGTATACGTTCTTGTACCAGCCATCATAAGTAGAAGCATCTGTGAATTCACAGGTCTTTGCCTTTACCAGACCATTCGGCAGTGCCGAAGCCTTGATGGAGATAGTTTCAGTCTTTACTTCCTTGCTGTCCTCGGTAGTCTGTCCCTCTGTTGCCGGACGTGATGCGGAACAGCAATAGAGAACATGGCGAATCTTCCGTTTATCTCCGGTGAATTCAAACAGCAACGCAAACTGCGATACTTCATCATCATTTCGTTCCACCAGAACGCCGTTGCTTTCCAAGATTTCTCCCAGAATATCTGTAGAGAAATCTGTGGGAATCAGGGCGATTTCCAAATCACCTTCATAGCCAGAATTGTTGGAAATTACGTAGTATACGATGTCGTCGGCATAAAAATTTTCGTTTTCGCCGTTTGCATCAATGGAAATGGAAACCGCACCCGGCAGACGCACCGGATCCACATAGACCGGTGTCAGATTGGCTCCGCTGGCATCGGTTACCCAGTCCTTGATTTTAGCGTAGTGTACATTGGTCAAACCGAATTTGACCTTATTCTTTTTGTTTGCCATAGGACTTAAACCTCCATCTCATAGAGTACTTCATACAATTCTTCCGAATCAATGAATGTTTCTGTTTTTGTATAATAAATCTCGTGCTGGGAAAGCACTGACTCCACCTGTTCTTCCAATTCCGGCAGTTTTTTATCCGTGTACAATTCAATGTCCAGCTGTTTGCAACTGAAATATGCCACATTATCTGCAGAAAATGGATTCTCTCCAGGAGAGAGAAACAACAGAAAAGGCGGTTCAGGACTTTCGCCTTCCGCATAATGATGATAGGCGAAAGGCAGCCCCATCTCTTCCATCATTTCTGCGATTTGTTCGTAGGTCATGACAACGCCTCCTGTTACAATAAGTATAGTCGGTAAATCCACAGCAAACCAGCTATGGTTTACACGCACTCATTTTTGAGCTACAATGAAAGCAGTGATTGGAATGACGGATGT